AGATAACACTACAAGATCAGGAAACACTTTAACTATTAAAACTGTTTCTGGAACAGGTGTTACAATTCCAGAAGGTAAAACTGTTTTAGTTTACTCAGATGGTACAAACGTTAATGATGTATTTTTCTTAGCAAATGTTTCAGAAGATTCTACACCGCAGCTTGGTGGGGATTTAGATGCCAACGGAAACAATATTTTAATTGATGGCGGAAACTCTATCAATGATGAAAATGATGCTGAACAAATTAAATTTGCAACAACTGCTTCTGCAGTAAATGAATTCACTGTAACAAACGCAGCAACTGGAAATGCTCCTGAAGTTTCAGCAACAGGTGGTGACACAAATATTGATTTAACTCTAACACCTAAAGGTATCGGAAGAGTTACATTAAATGGTGGTGGTAAAATTCAACAATTAGCTGAGAAAATTACAAACACAGCTACTGCTGCAACAGGAACGGTTAACTACGATGTGCTTACACAAGCGGTATTAAACTATACTACAGATGCTTCAGGAAACTGGACGTTAAACATTAGAGGTGATGGTTCTAATACATTAAATTCAATTATGGATACTGGAGAATCATTAACAGTAGCACACATCGTAAAACAAGGTGGAACTGCATATTACAATTCAGCTGTACAAGTTGATAGTAGTTCAGTTACTCCAGAATGGCAAGGTGGAGAAGCTCCTTCAGAGGGTAATATAAACTCTCTTGATACTTATACATATACAATAATTAAAACTGGAGATGCAACATTCACAGTGCTTGCAGCATTAACGCAGTACGCTTAATAGGAGGATATTAATTTATGCCGATAATTGGTACTTTTGGAGCAGGATCAGCTCAGGGGTTTGGTCAAAGAGCTGGTGCACCTAAACGTTTTGTTACTGCAACAGGTGGTTCAATTACAACTTCAGGCGATTTTAAAATTCATACGTTCACAGGACCAGGAACTTTTACTGTAACTTGTGCAGGTAATGAAAATGGTTCATATCAATTTGATTACACAGTTGTTGCTGGAGGCGGCAGTGGTGGCGGAGCTCAAGGTTATGGAAATGCTGGAGCCGCAGCAGGGGGTGCTGGAGGATATAGAGAATCCTCAGGTGCTGCTTCTGGATGTTATTCAAGATCACCCTTAGGTGCTGGAGTAACTCCGATTACAGCGGCTGTGCAAGGTTATCCAATTGGAATTGGTGGCGGAGCAGGTCCCACTGGTGGTACAGGCACTGGAGGTCAAGGTTCAAGCACTACAGGTTTAGGTTTAACATCGACAGGCGGAGGCGGTGGAGCTTCACAAGGTTCGGCTGGACCAGGAGGATCTGGTGGTGGCGGAGGCTGGGGAGGCCCAAGAGCAGGCGGTACAGGAAACTCACCACCTGTAAGTCCCCCTCAAGGACAACCTGGTGGTCAAGGTGTACAAAATGGAAATACATTTTTCGGTGGTGGTGCTGGTGGTGCAACGTCATCTGGAGGTAATGCTAGTCCTGGTAGTTTTGGACCAAGAGGAGTCGGAGCTACTTCTTCAATAAATGGTTCTCCAGTAGGTCGTTCTGGAGGCGGTGGATGCGGAGCTGGAAACGGAACACCAGGCCCACAACCTGGAGGAGAAGGCGGTGGAAACGGCGGATCTAACGGCGGAGCTGGTCAAGCTGGAAGTGCAAACACTGGAGGCGGTGGCGGCGGTGCAGGAAGAGGAAATGTATCAGGTGGCGGCGGATCAGGAGTTGTAGTAATAAGGTATAGATTTCAATAATGGCACACTTTGCAAAAATAACAGATAGTAATGAAGTATTGAATGTTCTTACACTTGATGATGAAAATTGTCAGAATTCAGAGGGAGTTGAAACAGAATCAGTAGGACAACAATATTTAGAAACACATAACAATTGGCCTGCGGCTCAATGGATACAAACTTCATATAATACATTAAATAATACTCATTTAAATGGTGGAACTCCTTTTAGAGGAAACTATGCAAGCATTGGTTATACTTGGGACATTACAAATCAAATTTTTTGGCCACCAAAACCATATGCATCATGGGTAAAAAATATAACAGAAGCAAGATGGCAATCACCAGTAGGTGATGCCCCTAATTTAACTGCTGAACAAATTTCACAAAATGAAGCAGGTACACACACCCATGAATATGTTTGGAATGAAACTGATGGGTCTTGGGATTTGACAAGTTAACATATATTTAATATTACATTAGTAATATTTATATGTTACACACTATAGTTGTCGATAATTTTTTTGATAATATTGATAAAGTAATTACTTTATCTAAAAATTTAAAATACCATTCTAGACCTAGCTATGAAAACTGGCCTGGTATTAGAACAGAATCCTTACACTCAGAACATTATGATTTTTTTAATGAAGTTGTTTTGAAAGTTTTAAGTTATTATTATCCAGGAAAAGAATTAAAATACTATAATGCACATGTTGCTTTTTGCAAAACAAAACATGGAGATAGGTGTGGGCGTGGAACAAGATTTCATCAAGATGGTAATAAAAAAATAGCTGCAGTAATTTATTTATCTGATGGCGATATAAAATGTGGAACTACAATTTTTCATAAAAAGAAAGATAAACAAATTATTGTTGCAAATAAATTCAATACTATGGTAGCTTATGATGGTCAAAAATACCATGGGTTTACAAGTTTAAAAACAGTTGAAAAAGAAAGATTAACTTTAATTGTTTTTATAGAAGATGTAGAGGTACTAACATGAAAAAAATTATATTAAGTGAACAAGCTCTTTACCATGGTTTCGTAGATATGCCTGAAGGTTTTGAAATTAATTCTTTAAATTTAACAAAAACCTTATTTGACAGTTTATACCAACAAAAAGATTTTTTATTTTCTAAAGATTGGGATAAGTTAAATACTTATATTATAGAATTTATAAGGCTTAGATTTAAATTAAGTTTAGAGAATAAAACTTCATGGGGAAATGTTTATATACCTAACGAAAATTCAGGACCATTAATAACTAGTGATCCAGTTGATTTAAGAAACTCCCCAGATTTTACATTGCTTTATGGTATTAACACTTCAGATTGTCATGTAATGGTTTTTTATGATGATAATAGACGAAAAGGTAGGAGTTGGAATATAGAACTAGAACAAAATAAATTTGTTATGTTTCCTTCAACGTGTTTATATAATATTGTTAATAAACAAAAAAATAATTTAAATTTTGTACAAACCATAACTTATGAATATAAGTAATTATTATTGGTATTTTACATCGGCAATACCACCAAAATTATGTGATGACATAATAAAATATAGTTTATCAAAATCAGAAACAATGGCTTTAACAGGGGGTTATGATAATAAAAAGTTATCTAAACAAGAAATTAAAAATATGCAAATAAAAAGAAAATCAGATTTAGTCTGGTTAAATGAAAATTGGATATATAAAGAATTACACCCATATGTACATAAAGCTAATGAGTTAGCAGGTTGGAATTTTGAATGGGATACATCTGAAGCTTGTCAATTTACTAAATATAAGTTAAATCAATATTATGACTGGCATTGTGATAGTTGGGAAAAACCTTATGATAAACCTAATAATCCTAGAGAACACGGTAAAATAAGAAAATTATCGATGACATGTCAGCTAACAGATAGTTCAGAGTACGAGGGTGGAGAACTAGAATTTGATTTTAGGAACTACGATCCACATACAAGAGATGAATTAAAACATTTAAAACAAGCAAAAGAAATACTTCCTAAAGGATCTATTATTGTATTTCCTTCATTTGTATGGCATAGAGTTAAACCTGTAACGAAAGGAGTAAGATATTCATTGGTCATGTGGAACCTTGGATATCCATTTAAATGAATACAATAGAATACTTTAAAACACCTATTTGGTTTGAACAGAAACCAGAATTTATAAACTCTCTTAACAAAGCGTCTAATAAATATATTAAAGAGTCTAAAAATTGTAAGGGAGCAAAAGAGCATGTAAAAAAATATGGAGATTTTGGTACAAGCTATCATTCAACAGCTTTATTAGAAGACAATAATTTTTTTGATTTTAGAAATTATGTAGGTCAAAAATCGTGGGACTTTTTAGACTATCAAGGCTTTGATGTAACAAATTATTCTGCAATATTTACTGAAATGTGGGTGCAGGAATTTGCTAAAAAGGGAGGCGGAAATCATTCTGCACACATTCATTCAAATCAACATGTATCAGGTTTTTACTTTTTAAAATGCAGTGATAAAACTTCTTATCCAGTGTTTCACGATCCAAGAACAGGAGCACGTGCAACTAAACTTAAAACAAAAATAACAAAAGCTATAACCCCTGCTACTGAAATAGTGCACTTCAAACCTAAACCAGGTACACTTTTAATTTTTCCTGGTTATTTAGAACATGAGTTTGTAGTTGATTTAGGTATAGACCCTTTTAGATTTATACATTGGAACATGCAAGCAATACCAAAGGACATATCTTAATATGTTTACTAATATTTTTAGTAGTTTTGTTTATGACACAATATTAAAAACAGATAACCAAGAAATAATTGAAATCTGTAATAAAGAATTATTAAATCCTTCTGATCACAATCAAGTTGATTTACCTAAAAATAAAAAATTAAAACCTTTGTTGGATGAAATAAAACTTCACGTTAGTATCGTAGCAAAACATATGGGCTATGGAGACAAAATTAAACCAGTATGCACTCAGTCCTGGATAAATTTAAACAATGCAAAAGAAATTACTAAACCACATCTACACCCTAAAGTAGACCTATCCTGTGTTTACTATCCTTTAGCTAATAATAATTCTAATAAAATAGAATTTTTAAATCCATGTCAGCAAGTTCAATATGTGATAAAAATGGATAAGATTGATAAATGGAATCAATATAACTCAGTAACATGGACAGTTGAACCATCTAATAATAAACTAGTAATATTTCCTTCTTGGTTGTTACATTACGTTGTAGATAAAAATGAATTGAAAAGAATTTCTATTGCTTTAAATTTTAGTTTATAAAAATGTTTAAAATTAAAAAAAATATATTAGATAGTAAAGTTTTTGAACAAATTAATAATAAAATACAAAACAGAACTTTTCCTTGGTTTGCTCAAAATTACGTAAACTCATCTGATGAAAGTGGTTATGGGTATTTTACACATTATCTTTTTTTAGATAAAAAGATAAATAGCCCCTTTTATGATTTAGTTATGAAACCCTTTAATAAGATTTTTAATGATAAAAAATTATTACGAGCTAGGTTGAATTTATATACTAAAACGCCTAAATCAATTAAACATGGATACCATGTAGATTTTATGTTTAAACATAAATCTATAGTATACTTTTTAAACGATAATAACGGTTTTTTATATTTTAAAAATCCGTATAAAAAAATTAAACCAGAAAAAAACAAAGGTGTTATATTTGATGGTGATTATGAGCATGCTAGTTCTTCATGCACAGATAAGCCTTTTAGGATTACACTAAATATAAACTATGAATTTTAAAAAAAATAAATATACAATTATTCGTAAAGCAATATCAAAAGACTTAGCTGCTTTTATTGCAAATTATTTTTTAATACAAAAACAAGTGTATGATACTTGTATGGAGTACAGATATTTTTCACCATTTGAAACTATCCTTGGATACTATGAAAGTGAAAATCAACAAATACCAAATACTTACTCTCAATATGCTAACATGGCTATGGAAACCTTATTACTTAAATGTCAGCCAGCTATGGAAAAGGCAACAGGATTAAAATTATATCCTGCATATACTTATGCAAGAATTTATAAAAAAGGTGATGTTCTCAAAAGACATAAGGATAGATTTAGCTGTGAAATATCTACTACTATGAATTTAGGTGGTGATGATTGGCCAATCTATTTAGAACCATCTGGTAAAGAAGGTATGAAAGGTGTCAAAGTAGATTTAAAACCAGGAGATATGTTAGTATATTCTGGTTGTGAACTAGAACATTGGAGAGAACCGTTTAAGGGTAAAGAATGTATACAAGTATTTTTACACTATAATAATACTAAAACAAAAGGTGCAGAATCTAATATGTTTGATAAAAGACCACATTTAGGTCTGCCTTCATGGTTTAAAAGAATTTAATGTTATTTCCTACTGTAACATGTGTAGATAATTTTTTTGACGATCCAGATGCGGTTGTAGAGAAATCCAAACAGTTTGAATATAAAGTAAATAACGTTAGTGCGGGTAGTAGATCAATACCGTTACATGCAATAGATTATGAATTTTTTAATTGGGTAAACAGTAAAATTGTAACTATTTTTTATCCTAATTTTAGTCAAAACTTATCTTTCCATGCATCAACACATTTTGACAAAGTAAAAAAATCAGATCATGATAATTGGGTACACTGTGATTCAGATACAAAATTTGCTGCGATTATTTTTTTAAATAAAGAAGGTACAGCGGGAACTTCTATATATAAGAAAAAAGGCTTTCATCACAACATAATTCAAAAGTCAACGGGGTATAAATATGAGTATTTTGAAAAAGGTCATCAAATGAATAAAAAAGAACTTAACAAAATAAAAAAAGAAAAAGAAAAAAATAATGATAATTTTGAAAAAACTTTTCATTTCGAAGGTCTATATAACAGACTTATTGTATTTGATGCTAACTGCTTTCACTCTTTTAACTCGATGACTAAAAATCAAAAAAAAGAAAGATTGACTTTAATTTCTTTTTTTCACGATATTAAAATTAACAAAGATAATGAGTTTATAGAATTTCCTATACCTAAAATGAGAACTGTTTGAAAGAATTCTTTAAATTATTAAAGATAACTAATTTACCATCTAAACAACAAACAAAAAATGAAATGTGGGATGTTGAGGGTATACTTTATAATCAAAAATATAAATTTGATTTAAGACCTATAAAGAATAACTGTAAAATTGGTTTTTTCAAAAGCAAGGCTGATAAAATAGTTTTCGATTTTAAAGACCAATGGATTATTGTAGATTCAGAGGAATTACATAAATATTTAAAAGAAGATAAAATAAAGGAAATTCATTTAAATAAACTTTTACCTAATCTATATTGGACATTAATTATACCTAAAAAAGGCTAGTCTTTATAGATATACGTCTATAGTGTATAATCCAAGTATGCCACTTAGAAAAGTACAATTTGCACCAGGATTTAATAAACAAGCCACGGATTCTCAAGCAGAGGGTCAATGGGTGGATGGAGATAATGTGCGTTTTCGATATGGTTCACCTGAAAAAATAGGTGGATGGGAACAGGTTTTAACAGATACATTAGTGGGTGCCGCTAGAGCCGTACATACTTGGGCAGATTTAGGTGGTAGAAGATATGCTGCTATTGGTACAAATAAAATTTTATATGTTTACGATGGTAATGATTTTTATGATATTACTCCTACAGATTCCTCTATAGCCGTGAGCGGTGGTGATATAACCACGACTAACGGATCACGAACAGTTACTATTACAACACCTTCTTCACACAGTTTAGAAATAGGAGATATTACAACTTTTGAGAATGCAGGTTCATTTACAGCTGGTCAAACAGATTATGTAGCATCTGACTTTGATGATGTATTATATGAAGTACAATCAATACCCTCTACAACTACATTTACTATCCAAATGGCCACTGCGGAAACAGGCACAGGAGCAACGAATGATGGGACACTAGACACTTTACCTTATTACAAAATTGGTCCTTTACTTCAATCTTACGGATATGGATGGGGCACAGGTACATGGTCAGCTTCTACATGGGGTACACCACGAACATCTTCTAATGTAGTTTTAGATCCTGCATCGTGGTCATTAGATAATTACGGAGAGTTGTTAATTGCAACTATTAAAAATGGAGCAAGCTTTCAGTGGGATCCAAATGGGGGAACAGGTGTTACTACAAGAGCAACTATTATTACCAACGCACCCACTAAATCGGTTATGACTTTAGTGTCAGACAGAGATAGACATTTAATATTTTTAGGAACAGAAACAACAATTGGTTCTCCAGGAACACAGGATAAAATGTTTATTAGATTTTCTGATCAAGAAAATATTAATGACTATACACCAACATCAACAAATACAGCTGGTACATTTAGAGTAGACTCGGGAACAAAAATAGTAGGTGCAGCCAAAGGTAAAGATTACATATTAATACTTACAGATACTTCAGCATATTTGATGCAGTTTATAGGAGCTCCTTATACTTTTAGTATTAGACAAGTAGGCTCTAATTGTGGCTGTGTAGGACAACATTCTATTGTTTATGCTAATGGTTCAGTATTTTGGATGGGAGATTCAGGTGGTTTTTTTGTATTCGATGGTACAGTTAAATCAATGGGTTCCTTAGTAGAAGATTTTGTGTTTACTACAACAGCAGACAATCAAGGTTTTAATTTTGCAAATGGGTCTGAATTAACCTATGGCTCTCACAATAGTTTATATCAAGAAATAAATTGGTTTTATGCAACAGCTAATTCTAGTATTATAAACAGAAGCGTTACTTATAACTATGGAGATCAAGTGTGGACTACAGGATCACTAGCAAGAACTACTTATACAGATGCTCATGTTTTTGATAATCCTATGGCAACTAAATTTGATACAAACACAGCTCCGACATCACCAGTTGTACAAGGAGTTTCTAACGGAGCTTCTTATTTATTTAATCACGAGGTAGGAGTCAATGAAGTATTAGACAACGGTAATACTGTTAATGCTATTTCTGCTTACATTGAATCAGGAGATTTTGATTTAGATGAAGGTGGAGATGGTGAATACTTTATGAAAATAAGAAGATTTATACCTGACTTTAAAGATTTGCAAGGTAATGCTAAAGTAACAATATTATTACGAAGATATCCTGCAGATACTCAAACAAGCTCTACTCTAGGACCATTTACAGTAACTTCGTCTACTGATAAAGTAGACACTCGAGCTAGATCAAGACTAGCTTCTGTAAAAATTGAAAATGATGCTATTAATGAGAGATGGCGTTATGGAGTATTTAGAGTAGACATACAACAAGATGGAAGAAGATAATGGCTAAAGTACAAGTGTTTTTACCTGAACCGCCGCAGGAATATACTCCTGATGCATTTAGACAAATTCAATTAGCTTTAGAAAGCTTACAAAATCAATTAAACACTAACTACCAAAAAGACGAGGACGAGAAAACTCAAAGGTTTACTTGGTTTATGCAGAGATGAGTTGTAATAATGTCAATCCAATAACAGGTGGAAGTACAGTTGATGACATTCCATTTTATTTAGCTGTACAGCAAGGTAAAGTTCCTGGTTATTCTATGATTAA